ATTTAACGTAGAAAACTATAAAGACCGCGACTAACAGACTATGTAAAATCATCCCAGCAAGCTGAGGATGTAACATCATAGTGTTAGGAAAGTTCGTAATGAACTTAAGCAGTCCTCAAGCTTTATAGAGAGAAAATCTCACAACGCTTGGGCCCTTATCATGCAGTATAAAATATGTAAAAATATAAAATATGTAAAGGGGGTCACACATCGCGCATGTGACCTAGATACCCTCTCGCAAGAGAGTACCCTAGGGTATCGAAGGAGTAGTAAAGTAGTAAATGGTTGGAACAGATACAAAAAAGTACACGTTCCAGTCTGGTGCTATGGAAGCAAATTTCTTCACCGCAACCTGCGATAAATTCGTTGCCCCACTAGTAGTGGGGTCCACAAAAGAAATGATCCCGAATTGATTGTTATAATCATAACTGTATGAAGTGGGACCAGTGGTATTATTCACCACAGTATTCATACTAAAATTGTAGGCCGAGTAGTACGGCGCTTCTACCGATATGCCACATTGATTCCGCGTGGCTGTAATTGCTGACGCACCGGCACCTAAGGCACCGTTTGTCATTAAAAAACTTGCTCTAGCAGAGCGATCGGTTAAATTGGTTGACACGTTTGTTGAAGCTCGCGCCAGAGCTGTAGTTGGATTAGAAATTCTCACCACAGTGACATCATCCATATTAGCCTGAGATCCAGGACCAAATTGTATATGATACCGCATTCCGCCCTTCCAGGCAGAAAACATATATCTAACAAAAGTGGCTGGATGCATAGGAACAAAATTAATTGATCCACCAGTTGCGGCATGCATTCCATCGTTAGCATATCCAGGAACTGGCGTTGTTAAGGGCCAGGTGGCTTTCCAAAAAGCCAAAGAAGTAGCGGAGACGTCATCTAATGAGATGTATTCAAGTAAACTTGATCTTCTCAATAATTTCCTAAGCGAAGGGACAACTTCCCCAAAATTTTGCAAATATCGCTTATCATGCGGTTTAGATCTAGAATCACCTATTGTAACACGGGTAATTTCATTCTCCATTGTATCAATCGATCCCATACCCCTTCCAGATTGCGCGTTCCTAAATGAATACATCGCACCACTGGATTGTGGAGTTAGATCAATCGGAACAGAAAACTCTAATTCGTCTCCCCCTCTGACAAAAATTGCCAAACCTATCGTACTCGTAGTAACAGGAGCGGTCAAGGTATTAAGAACGCGAATGGTGAATAAACCATTGGCATAACCAGGGGATTGAGATAAAGAAGAAGTAGAGTATGAACCATCAGCCGAGACTTGAGCAGGTGTGCGGCATGTTTTCCAAGCAATGGATTGATGCCAAGGAACACGAAACTCAATGTTATTTTCTTCACCAATATCCACAATATGTGTAAAAACAGCGTTAATAGAATCTGCATTGATTCCAATTTGACCAACTGGATCATATGAAATACGTAAACGGCCTTTATGGAACTTAGTCCCAATAATTTGTACCCGGAATATGATATCACCTCTCCAATATTGGAAAAGTGAAGCCACATTAGCTTGAACAGTGAGAGCTACCAAGCTCTGTGCTGGGGGACCAACAAGAACATTTGATGCACCCAAAGAGGGCTCTATACGGGCATTGAAAAGTAGATCGTCAGATATATTCGAAGTCGACCAAGGCGCCACTGTAAGTAGTGACTCCTTCTTCATCAAATACGACATCGACAATTCATCTTGACTAGGGAGACCATTTAATGATGGATCAATTGAAAGCTCTTGTTTTGGGTCTAGAGTGAATTTCTCAAGGCCAATTCCAATTTCAGACGATGCGAGTCCCGGTAAATTTCTGGGCACAAAAGCGTGCACGTCATCAATAACGGGGGTATTCGTGTATCCCCACAAGGAGGCTATTTTCCCAACAGCTGAAGCACCAATAGAGGTCGCTTGTGCAAATCGACCAATAACAGGAATATCCTTCATGGTCGTCGCAATACGGGAAACAGCAGAAGCAGGAGCAGAGATTTGGCCATGGCCAACGAACTCATCTTCACATGCAGCTCGTCCAGATTGTAATGTACCTGAAATAGTAGGACCCATAAGTTCAACATTTTCCATCCACGCAAAAACTTGGACATTCAAAGCAGGTGCTGAAACGCCATTGGCAGTATCCAAAGGATATTCCACCATAGTGTACAATCGCCCCATACCTTGGACTTCACTCGCACTTCCGAGATCTAGCCAGTTCTTAGGGAAGAAAAAAGGAGCCGTAATTTCCCCGCCTACATTAGCTTGGGGTAAAATAAAAACTCCTGGGTGTTGTGAGGTTTGAATTCTCTTCATGTTTACAGAGGCATTACCATAATCTATGCGCTCAAAATCCGCAATTGTTTGTAAAGGACAATAATATGTCCTAGCCAATCCAAAATAGAACGGAGAGGCATTTACAGTGATTTTCAAATGGAGATCGCCACGGATAAAAGCAAAATTCTCGATTTTACGCTTGATAACAGTATTGTTGAGAAATTCATACCATGGGTATATATCATCGATAAGAGTGCCAGATGAATTGGATCCAGTCCACGAAAAACTCGCTATGCGCGTTGGACGTGACAAAAATTGGCCAAGTTCAATACTAGGTGTACCATCTGCTTGGGCTATCCAATTATCTTGTGGACCGTAATTTACGGACTCTCCTCCAATCGAATCATGGAAGGTTAAATTTTGACTTAATTCAGTCTGGGGGGCATCATCTCTAGTGAGGTGCTCACCAATATTTGTATTTTGATTTGAATTTGCGATTGATTTGATTTGTCATCAGTGCTTTACAATCTTACACACTAATCTAGGTTATTATTTGGATACTGATAAATCCGACGCTAAAAAACGCCTGGGGGAACGCCCCATACACAGTACAATAATGTTCCATTCTCACGACAAAGGGTTACCACCCCAACATGCCATGCAGTAACTAACACTATTGAGCCATTTCGCTGTGATCTTCATCAAGAAGATCCTGATCTGTAGCTAAAGACCAGGTTGAAGTTCCTAAAAACTCCGTTTTTAATACATCCCACGTAGGGAATATTCCATCCCAACGATAAGGCTGGAGTTCGTACTTCTGGAAAACGATTATGAATTCTGAACGTTTCCGTTCAAAAATATCACGCCCGTACCAAAAGTACTCCCTGCAAGCAGTGTCCAAAACCTGGGCTGCTTGTACTTCACGCGAAACAGTCTTTGATATGACTACCCGCGTGAGCATTTTATGGATGGAATTTTCATTCAAAGGACACACATAATGCCCTAATTCATCTTCATAGCGCCATGTGCGCTTCAAAAACTCAATATTTGCGATATTCAAGAAAGGTACAGATTCGGATTCCTTATCTGCCATTGTGTATTTGATACCTAAACTTGCAAAACATTCTTGGACTGTTGTATGGTTAAAAAAATAACAATCCTTATTCACACCCGCAACATTATCATCTCCATATGTAATCAGAGCTACGTTCCTTTTAAAAGTGTAACACTCCGCTAACGGATTTAACATGGTATACGCATAACGCATGTACAAACTATTTACTAGACTATTGATCACCACCGTAAGCGGATGACCAGAAGGGTTGGACCCGAAAAATTGCACTAGGTCGCCATTGAAATCCATGATTGGGAAAGCTGTGTCTATGGCTATCCCTCTCATGACTTTAATATCATTGTGCGAATAATTCCCACTTTCTATCGCTAGAGAGATTAAAATCTCAAAAGCCTCCAAAATGACAGTGGGCGACATTTTCTTATCGTACTTGGAATAATCCCCAGCAAACATACGATCTTTTCCAAATTGAGTTAAATGCTGATACAAATCATCCCATGCTAAAGACTGGGCTGATATGCCAACACTACATTCAAATAAATGCTGGTGATTTTGGATGAGTCTTACAATTGATAAGTAATACTTACGGACAATAAATGTCCAGTCAAAAGGGCCACCCGCAAAAACGCGGGTTTTACCACAAAGACATTTTTCTTTGGGTAGAGCTTCATCTTTAAGGTTGCCGGCAAAAACAGGATAAACCCGTTCTCCAGCCAGATACGTTTCCTCCATCCGAGCAACACGATCTGCTATCTCTTCCGACATGCACACACACGAAGGATGGATAGAACAATCTTGATCGATCAAAAATTTCTTCTTGGTCGTTTTCCATGGAAAGCCGGCACTAGTACTCCGATTGATTTTATCAACAAAAGCAACGCCTGGTTCGCCATTCAAAACAGTATCATCATCATAAGGGTGCAAATCCCCAAGATTAACAACACTGTTGGGTAACTCTCTCAGATCTTCGACTATCTCTTCAAGGAAACATTCCTTGACTTCACTTAGCTTGTAATCATTGAAAGGATTGGAGATTTGAGTCATCTCCAGGGCTGCCAAACGCCATGGACGCCACGTATTCATATCGGGAGCGCCACTTCGGTCGTGGTATCCTAATTTGAGCATATCTTCATGATAAAGAGTCTTTCGCACCATGGAGCTACCTTTGCTTCGGAAGGAACCTTGGAAGGAACCTAATAATCCTGCGTTACCATGCTGGATATACCTAAATACACTCTTTGGATGTAAGGGACCCAAAACATGTTTTGCTGAGGGCGCATTAAGCGATAAATCATCAAGCGAAGTGCCAGCTTGGACACCCCATCGGAATGAAACTCGATCAATATCACTTTGTAATACAATAATGGAACCCACCATACCATCACATCCAACAATATGGATACCTGCCAAAACAGGGCCATAAGCGGATGTTATAATAAGTGGTGATCCACAATCTCCTTCACTAGTAGGGAGATCAACACTTCCAACATATTGTTCAAAACGTTTATCCATACTTTCTACATTAACAATTGCAGTGTGGATAGCTTTCACGTGTCGTTTGGAGACTACCCCCTTGAGTTTAGAGACCAAAGTGCCTGCAAATCTACCCTTAATAGGGATGCGTGCAAACATCTTAGTAATATCTCTCTTTGGAGGAACAGCCTTAAGTTGGAAAAAGATTAAATCTTTCTCCGGTCGCCTATCGAACATCCTTGAATCAAGAACACATTGAATTTTTGTATCGATGCCCTCTCTTGAAGGATTATGCCAAACGGTGACTCTATATTCCCCTTCCTGGGGGAATAAATGATTGTTGGCCATATATGTGTGGTCACGAATACACACCGCACTCTGAAAAGTTACAGATTCAGTATCACTCGTGTGTCTCACATTTAAGAACACGACATTATTAGTTATCATGTCCTCAGCCTTTGCTTCACTACCTTTTAAGGATAGTGTTGCTCGCCCAATATCATAATGGGTGAGTTCGATATTTTCATTATACCAAACATTCTCGCGCTCCCCCTCAATATGACGAGGGCGCGTAACAGCTCCACCCTGAACATCAGCAACCTTTTCTTCTTCTTCCGAAGGAAAGAATTGTCTGAATAAAAAATAGAACGAAGCTGTAGAAATACAAGCCAAAAAGACTTGTAAATGTACTGGGGGTGCAAAAGATTGAAATCTTCTACGCCCTACCAGCCGCATAGCGAGAACATTCCCGCTACGCATCCACAGGTGCCTAAGCACACACAAAATAATACATCGAAAAATAGCAAAACTATACAAATAATGCAAAGTATCCAAATAAATCGGATGCGAAACAAAATGGGACATAACATTCTGGCTGGAAACGCCCGCTTGGGGAACAGCACATTTACATCTACTCTTCACAAAACAACAAGTGGAACAAACAGGAACACTCTTACAAGCATTCATAGAAGACAAAGCTTTTTTCTGAGAAGTTTCAAAAGCCTTGGCCTCATTGCCATACCATGCTAAAAATTCATGGATATCAGTATAGTACCCAATTGATTTAAGTGTAGCACGGTCTGGTGTGGCTGGCACAACCTTTTTTACTTCAATACCCCAAAAGTCAGGATAATCCTCAATTTCATCAGGGAGTAAAGAAGTGTCGAGCATAATCTCATTTGAGCAATACTCTGGTTTTGGTTTAAGTTCAATAACATATGGCAAACGTCGTCGAACAGCCAATGGACAAGCGAAGTAAGAAAAAGCATTTAAATCTTCAACATTGGAAGTAGCTAACACTAGCTTACAACGTAGGGGTGTCCTCCCCTTAGCCTCAAGTTCAGCTTGATTTGGATTATAAGGAACGTTATTTACAACCTGCAACATTTCCAATAGTGAAGGATCACCATTAGGAGCAGCAGTGGGTTTCATAAACCCTATGTCGTCTAAAACGACGCCCCATTGAACTGAGGTAAATCCGGACCAAAATTGGTCAACAGAATTTCGAGTGTATAAAAATTCACTCTCTATTGGTAATCCAAAAATTTTCCCATAATGCTGAAATAGCAACTGGGTAAAACTGGATTTACCAATACTGGAATGTCCATAAATCAATAAAGAAAATGGAGCAGCCCTAGATTCTTGAGCAGCCTTCTTAGTAGTAAGCTCACTCTTGATCATTTTGACATCATTTACCAACTTGGAAAGATATCTTTTTTCGGAGGCACACTCACTATTACTAAATTTAATCATGGCATCCCCTTGTTCAATCAGAGATTCAACTTTTGCTTGAAACGCAAAGATATTAATACCATGCGTATCAGGATCGTTTAGAAGAACTAAATTTCTCTTAACTTCCATTACATCAGCTAAATACTGATTATAGGCATCATCATGATGCCATATTGGGCTCAGTGTCCCCATCTTATAACACTGATACCCGATTTTACACATAAACACAACACCATCTAAGAAAACAGTTATGAAGTCACTTGCTTCATGATACACCTTTTTAAAAAGATGTTTATACGTAGACTCAAAATTAACATTATCCTCATCATACCCGAAAGCTGATAAGGAAAAAACATACATAATAAGTTTGTAAAATTTTTTACTATTTTCTGAATTTTTATATTTTTTAAAATTATTTATAAATGATTCAATCATAGAAGTTTCAAAAACTTCTTCTGATTGCGTCGTGCTACGCAACAATTTACCAACTTTCTTTAACAGAAAGAGCATCACACTACCCTTAATATCAAGATAACTCTTGAGAAACACACAAATTGCAATAACAACTGTACGTGGCCTCTTAGCATCTTTAATACTAATCAACATAAAAGCGAAATCCTCAATGATTTTGGGGAGTTTCAAGGACTCAAGTTGCTCCACAATACGTGGGGCAGCTGCGTCAAATATTTTAGCCCAATTTCTGGACTCTGCATCGAACTTCTCTCTTTCTTCAGCCGTCTCAAAATGCTCTGCATAATGGGCGGCCTGAGGTTTCTTAAAAACATATGGGGCGAGGAGACTATTCTCACACTCACTAACACACGAGTACAAACGGTACTCATTACTACAAAAATTTGATACATAAATTTGGGAATCGTCATCGGAATGTGAAAACATGGCTAATCGACAGATATCATTGATCTACAAATGCTTCTTATATCAGGTAAGAAGTAGCCTCTTTTACAAGCGAGCTTCATTGCTCAAACTTGTCATAGAAATAATTACGCACTTTAGATAGCGACTCAGAGGTCGGTCTTGATCTTATACTATAAAATAGATTTAAACATATCACTGATCGGTTCAGTACGTCGAACCTTTCTCAATGCGCCAAAACAAGACATGGAAACTAACCAAGTGAATAAAAATTCAAATGGAGGGGTAATCAAAAGAAGGTTTGAAAACCTACAAACATACATTTTATCAAGAGAACAACCAGGACGGTAGGTTGAACTTTTAAACTGGGAAGTATTAATAAACCCAGCTTGGCACTTACAAAGTGCAAATACACCCCGAAGGGTGTGGAGAGGGGTGGTTACCTCTCTTCCATACTCATAGAACATGGGGTGGTAGAATAACGGACTACCAAACGGGAGGATTATCAAACCTCCGGGCCTGTGGCCCAATCCGGCGACCTGACTCTTTCTCCTAGTCAGAACACGGACAACGTGTTATAAGGTACACGCCTAAATACGCAAACCTATGAACTGTAACATGTTACATGGCGGCGGGATAGCCGGCGGCGAATCTTCATGGATATACGAACCGCAAGGATCGCGAGCGCCATGAAGATGAAACAATTCATCGAATGATTTTCTATAGCTGTTCATTACAGCAGTAGAAACAATAATACATAAGTTAGAGCCCTTATTAGGGGTTAACTCATGC